TTTGAAACCATAATTAAGAAAATTGATGCAGGATTTAACAGGAAAGATAACCGTGCAATGCAGTCCGGTAATAGGTTCCTGTACACAAGTGGTTCTATGGGCGTTGATGCCAAGAATCGGTTCGATTTACCGCCGGAAATTCCAGCAGACTGGAATGAGTACCGCAAGCTGATTGACGGCTTTTGGGATGGCAATAAAGATAACTCAGTAACTCCGAAAAAAGGATAAATATGTTTGATAACACAGTAAACACAGAATTCTCAATTGAAGATGTACAAGCAACTCTGGAAGCAGAGAACACTCGTGAGCGAGTAGAAGTTACTCCGGGTGAGTATGTTTGTGAAATCAAAGCCCCACTTCCAGATGTAAGGCAGGATGCCAAGGGGCATAACAAGATTCTAATGCCCATTGAAATATCTGGTAACGCTCAGTTTGATGGACAATGGCTCTTTGAGGCCATCTACATGAACAACCAGCATGATGAGGCTGGCAAGGTTAAGGACGGTATTGGCAAGCGCAAGGTTGCAAAGTATGCACATGCACTTGGCATGAAGAGTCTGTCCAACCTAAGTGAGTTGGAGGGTAAGTTTGTTAAGGTTTCTTATGGGCCTAACAAGCGTGGCTACAATGAGGTGAGCGACATTTCACCCTTTGGAGGCCAAGGCGATGACGGACTATCGGGGACTGGGGTCAATAATATTCTCCCCGAAGAAGGAGCAGACAAGTTCAACGCAATGGGAGCAGAGGCTGTAGCTAGTCTTCTTGCACCTCCAGCTAAGGAAGAGTCTGAAGCTCTTCCCTTCTAATGTAGTTGAGGTCAACCGTTGAAAAGATACGCTCTGTACCAAAGTCAAGGCGGTCAGGTTTCTTTCCTGTTGCCTGACCGTCATTACCAATTAGAGACACTCCTAGAATACAAGACTAGAGACAAGTATAAGGGGTGGATAGTACGAATACGTAACCTAAGAAACAAAGGTATATGATTAGCATAGAGTTAGCATACTACGATGCAATCCTACCGTGGCCTGTATCAGTTAATTCATTATACAAGGTTAAGGGAAAAGGATTATATGTCTCTGCTAAAGGTAAGGCATTCAAGAGTGCCTGTGGTATTATCTTTGCAGGTACTAAGATGGTATATGAAACAGAAAGAGTCTGGCTGGATATTGAGGTATATCCACCAGATAATCGGAGACGAGACATCTCCAACTTAATTAAGATAATAGAAGATGCTCTACCTTGGTTCAGAGATGACTCACAGGTAGATAAGATTAAAATAATCAGATGCGAGAAAGACTCTCGTAAAAAGGGGTACATCAAAGTTAAATGTGGGGCACTAAATGGAACAGATAAAACATGAATATAAAGATGGAAACGGAAGGCTACTATATACAGTAGTAAAATTTCCTAACAAGGAATTTCGGAGACTTAGGATAGATGCAACAGGCAAGGAGGTATGGAATTGGGACGGCATTAAGCAAGTCCCTTACCGCTGGCCTGACATAAAAGACCACAAGGCCATCATCTTTGTAGAAGGTGAAAAGGATGTGGACAAGTTACACGACATAGACCTACTAGCCACTACTATAGCAGGTGGTAGCAACGCATGGTCTCCACTACTAAAGAAGCAGTCAGACTTTCCAGAGAAATACTTCAGCGGATTTGAGCAGGTCTTTATCATTCCAGACAATGATGAGGCAGGACAAAAATTTGCCCAAGAGACAGGTGAACACATCCGTGACTTTGTATCCAAGGTATGGATAATAAACCTACCCAACCTAGAAAAGGGGGGTGACGTATCTGACTACCTAGATAACATTCCACATGACAACCAGAAGCAATCCCTAGTCAAGTTAATTGAAGATAATAAGGTTCCTTTTGAAATTCAGACATCTCAGCTAGAGATGAATAAGGCATGGGACTTTGATAACCTTACTGTAGATGAACACCTGACCGAGTCAGAGCGTTCACAGACAGTTAATGATATTAAGGTAACACACGATAGAATCATCTCACAACTCAAGGGGGTTTCATGGTCTGGCACTACAGCCAATGCGGTATGCCCTTCGCATGATGACCGTAAGGCTTCCTTGAGTGTTACCCTTGAAGCAGAAAAGATACTAATGCGCTGTCACTCAGGGTGTAGCATTCAGACTATTTGTAATTCACTAGGGGTTAAGGTTAGTGAATTATTTCTTAAGAGGGCAGTAGAACTCAGACATCATCAACAGACTCATGTTGTAGTACCTAAGCCAGATGATATGAAGAGTATCTGTTCAAAACTACTGACTCAGAATGAACCAGAAGAGTTTGATGATACACACATGCCCTCAATACTGAAGGATCATGTACGTGAAGCCTGCGAACTGACTGAGGCAAGCTCCGCTATTATATATGGAACTGCTATATCCTGCCTTGGGGCACATGCAGGAGTTAAGCTCACAATCCAGCCACCTAACTACTTTGTTCCATTATACGGAAACCTGTGGTTCCTCTCAATTTCAGAGAGTGGTTCCTTTAAGACTACTGCACTTAATGCAGGGTCAGCTAGACTTAAGGATAGAGAAGAGAAGATCATCTTTGAAGTCAAGGAGTTAGAGGCAAGACTAGACTCACTACGTGAACATGGCGCACAGGATTCAGATGAGGAAGTAATAGAGTATACCAACGAACTTAATAGGTATAAGTCTATGAGGACAGTACTTCCAAACAAGGCATCATGGGAAGCATGTATCGACAGGATGGATGAGACAGGCGGTGGAGTCTGGCTACTGTCAGAGTTTGGTGCATGGTTGGCAATGTTAGAGTCAAATCATAACAGAGGTTTCCGTCAGAACCTTACAGAACTGTATGATGTACCTAGTTACTTTGAGGATGTAACAAGGACTAGAGGTAGTAAAATCTTGCGTTACCCTTTTGTTGGTATCTCCGGTGTATCGACCATTGAGTTTCTTCAGGGTCTCCTTGGTAAAGACGATGCAGGTTCAGGCTTCTTAGCACGGTTCATGTTGTTTAAGCCTCCAGTATCAGATAAAACACCATATGCATTACCACATAAGAAAGACAAGATTCAGGAGCTACATTCGTACAGATTATTGTCTGAGATATATAATCAACTCGACAATATCTCCGTTCCCATAGAATATAGTATATCGCTAGAAGCAAAGAAAGTTTTTGAAGATTATCATAATGATATGTTCTCACGCTTTCAAGATTCAGACGATGGTACTAAGTCCATACTTGACCCCTTCCTCAAGCGGTGGTCTCCTAGTGTGCTTAAATTAGCGTTAATATTTCAATATCTTATAGATAGTGAGTCTCAGGTCATTTCCGAATCAGCGGTAATGGGCGGGATTTCCCTGTCTCTATACGCTGAGAAGTGTACACGTTATCTTTTTGAGAGGGACTTAGGAGAGAGTACACATCAGAACAAACAACGTAAGTTGTTAGAGTATTTAGCTAATAGAAACGGAGCGGTTTCAAGGCAAAAACTTCTATCCTCTAAGATACTTGATGGCGGTCATCTTGAGTATGACTATGTCATCCAATCTCTGGAACAGTCTGGTAAGTTGTTTATGGAAACAACAGACGGTAAGGCTACTAATAATTCTAGAATAATCTTAACTGAGACAAACAAATGACAAACTATAGTTTAGATGAAGACGAGAGACAAAGAGAAAAAGAAGTAATGTATCCAGAACACTATCATAATAGCGATCTAGGTATACAACCATTGGAATATATCTTAGCTAATAACTTAGACTTTTTAGAGGGCAATATAGTTAAATACGTAACAAGATACCTGAATAAGGATGGTATAGAAGATTTAATTAAGGCTCAAAGATACTTGGACAAGTTAATAGAGAGGGAGAGAACATGACAGGATTACCAACACAATATCAGCAGTTTATCCACCTCTCACGCTACTCCAGATGGAACTATGACCAGAAGAGACGAGAAACATGGGAAGAAACTGTAGACAGGTACTTTAATTTCTTTAAGGAACATCTGAAGGATAACTACGACTACAAGTTTAAGGATCAAGACATAGCTGAATTAAGAGAGGCTGTACTTTCCCTGCAAATTATGCCGTCAATGAGGTGTCTAATGACCGCAGGTTCTGCATTGAAAAAAGAGAATGTAGCAGGATACAACTGTGCATATGCACAC